AAAAGTATCCTGATTCAATGGACGGTTATAATCCGTTTCTTACTAATCTAGGTTTTAGTCAAAGAAAAGACGCTGTACTATACGCTAATGAAATGAATAAGTATTCTGAATTGCCTGTACAAGCTCAGTTTGATTTCTATTACTATAGTTTACCTCAGAAGAATTACTTTGCTAAATGGGCTAAAAAAGTGAAAACTGAAGATACAGAAATGGTTATGGAGTATTTTAAAGTATCGTATAAAGTAGCTAAGCAGTATGAAAAGATACTCAAAGATAAACAACTAAAACAAATTAAAGAATGGTATGAAAACAGAAAAGGAGGCAAATAAATAATTTAGCGGATCTTCTAAAGTATGGAAGATTAAAAAATGTTAGATAATTTATTAGAAGTGCGATTGCGAGAAAAAGAAGACTTCCTCAAAATCGTCGAAACCTTGACCAGAATTGGTATTTCTACCAGAGATAAAAGACTAGTACAAACCTGTCACTTGTTTCATAAAAGAGGTAAATATTATATTTGTCACTTCAAAGAGCTTTTTAAACTCGATGGAGTAGACAAAACTGAAATAACTGATGACGATTTGCAAAGAAGAAATGCTATAGCAAAATTACTTGAAGAATGGGATTTGTGTAATATTGTTTATACAGATCAAGCAGAACCAAGCTCTTTGAATAGCATCAAAATCGTTCCTTATTCTAGGAAAAACGAATACATGTTAAAACAAAATTACACTATAGGTAAAAAGTCGTCTGTATAGATTATAATATGTGTATGGATTATTATACTAATATTGTTCGTCGGAGTGATAAGCTCTTAATTAGAGGCATTAAAAATGGAGAAGAGGTTCGTGATAAAGTACGTTACGAACCTACTCTGTTTGTAGAGCATCATAAAGAGTACGGGTATAAAACTCTTTATGGTAAGAATCTTAAACCTATAGAATTTTCTAATATGAATGAAGCTTGGGAGTTTGCTGCTGAGCATAAAAACTCTAACTTAACTGTGTATGGTTTTCCTAGGTTTGAATCTCAATATTCGTTAGAGAATTTTGGTGATGCGGTTGATAAATGGGATAAGAAAGATCTAAGAGTCTTCAATATAGATATTGAGGTTACTTCTACTGAAGGTTTTCCTGAAGCTAGAGAGGCTGCTTATCCTGTTACTGCTATTTGTATTCATGATTCGAAGATAGATAAATTTGTTACTTTTGGTCTAAAAGGTGATTGGTCAGAAGAAGCTTCTATTCTTCCTGACGATATTAAATCTAGAGTAGTTTACGTTAATTGTAAAACTGAAACGGAATTGTTTTCTAAGTTTCTTCAGTACTGGAGTAGGTTTGCTCCTAATATTATTACTGGTTGGAATATTGAAATGTTCGATATGCCTTATCTTTATAATAGATTAGAGAATTTAGGTATAGGTGGTCATAAATTATCTCCTTGGGGTAGAACTTCTTTAAGACAAATTAGAACTGCTAGAGGTGAAGAGATTGCTGTAAGTATAGATGGCGTAGATCAAATTGACTATATTGATAGATATCGTAAGCAGTATGTTCAAGAGTCGTATAGATTGGATTTTATTGCTTCGCTAGAGTTAGGTGAACGTAAGTTAGATTACTCTGAAGTGTCTGGTTTGCATATGCTTTACTTTGAAAACTTTCAAAAGTTTATTGACTATAATATTCAGGATGTTAATCTTGTTAAAAGACTAGATGAAAAACTTGGTCTAATTGATGCTCAAATTATGATAGCGTATAAAGCATGTATTAATTACGGTGAGGTTAACTCTACTGTGAGAACCTGGGATAGCTTGATTAATAAAGAGCTACAAAAGGATAGAGTTATACCTCACTTTCATATTACTACTGCTGAGTCGACTACTAGTATACCTGGCGGTCATGTTAAAGAACCTCAGGTAGGTAAGCATGGTTGGTGTATGTCATTTGACTTGAACTCTCTATATCCTCATCTTATTATGCAGTTTAATATTTCTCCCGAAACGTTTAGACCTGAGCATCAAGTGTGGCCTATGGATGGGGATATGGAGAGAGTTAAGAAGTTCTTGGAGCACGAGAGTTATAAATCGCCTAAAGGATTGTCCGTATCTGGTTCTGGATACACGTTCTCTAACGTCTCTGAAGGGGTAATACCGCGTCTAATGCGTACGTTGTATGACGAACGTAAGGTACTAAAGCAAGCGATGCTTCAAGCTCAACGTGAAGGTAAAGATTATCAGTTATTACATCTTAGGCAATATGTTATTAAGATTCTGCTTAACTCTGGTTATGGTGCGTTTGTAAATAAGTATTTTAGATGGTATGATCAGCGTATTGGTAAGTCAATTACTCTATCTGGTCAGTTGATTATTCAAGTTGCTGAACGAGAGATCAATAAATGGATGAATAAAGTCTTACAGACTGAAAACGTAGATTATATTATTGCTATTGATACTGACTCTAATTATCTAAACTGTCAACCGTTAGTTGATAAGTTCTTCTCTGGTAAGTCTAAAGAAGAGGTTGTAGATATCTTAGATAAGATTGCTAAAGATCAGATACAAGGTGTACTAGAATCTGGCTTTCAGGTAGAGAAAGAATATCTTAATGCATACGATCAAAAGATGGTTATGGAAAGAGAGGCAATTGCATCTTCTGCTTTCTGGACTGCTAAGAAACGTTATGCTATGTGTGTATGGGATATGGAAGGTATACGTATGCCTCCAGATAAACCTAAGCTTAAGATTCAAGGCTTAGATGCTATTCGTTCTTCTACTCCTCAATCTTGTAGAGATGCTTTACTTACTATGATAAGACTTACTCTATTAGAAGATGAAAAAACTGTGCAAGAGTATATCGCTAACTTCAAGGAAAAGTTCTTGAGTATGGAATGTGAAGATATTGCGTTTCCTAGAACTATGAATAATATTACTAGAATGACTCAAGCTAATGGTTTTGGTAAAGGTACTCCTCCTCATATTAGAGGTGCTATAACTTTTAATAGATTGCTTAAGCAGTATGATTTAGAAAATGACTGGGAAGCTATGAAAGATGGAGAGAAAGGTAAGTTCATCTATCTTAGAGAACCTAATAATATAGGTACTAATGTATTGTCTTTTAATCATACTGTTCCTAAAGAGTTTAACTTCTCTTCTTATATAGATTACGAAAAGCAGTTTAGTAAAGCAATTACGGAGCCTATGGAAATTATTCTTAATCCTATTGGTTGGACTCCTGAGAAGCAAAATACTTTAGAAGACTTCTTTTCTTAATAAATAGAATAAAGGAATTCTAATATGGATATAGAACTAGTTAAAAAATTTGGTAGCCTTGCTAACTTTAGAGATTTTCTATCAGAAAAAATAAACGATGGAGCAGAAATTTCTAAAGGTAAAACTTCTACCGAAACTTCTAAACAAGAGAAAAAAGAAAAAAAGATCTCTAAAGAAGTAGAAAAGAAAGCTGACGGTTCAGCTAAAGAAGTTCATTTTGATAATACTCCAGAAGAACCCGAAGCAGCAGCACCTCCTCCTCCAGCTGGACCTCCAGTTGATCCTTCAGCTGCACCTGGTTCACAGATTTCTATAGGTAAAAAAGATATTGATAATAATGAAGCTGACGCGGCAAAAGCTGTAGGTATTAAGTTGACCGGTAAAAAAGAAAAACTTAATCTTAAACCAAAGATTACAGTTAAAAATGATGGACTTAAACGATAGTAACTTAGAGATCTATGCAGCAAAATATTATAGATCAGACTCGTGTCTTAGTAAAGAAGAATTTTTAGAAGATTTATATAGACACAAACTTGCAAAAAAACTGACTAAGAAATTTGCAGCGCAGAAGTCAGAAAATATTAGATTATTATGTAATCATATATTATGTTTTACGAACGGTTTTGAACTACCTGCAGCTAAAAATATATTAATGTATAGTATTTCAGACAAAGAAAAAGAAGTAATGAAAACAGTATTAAATTATTTTGGATTTTTAATTCCTAACGAAATGCCAAATATTAAATTTGATTTATATACTGCAAAAATTTTAAAAGAGATGGACAATGGCCGTTAATCAGGTAGTAGATACAGTTATCATTTTTAGAATATTAAAGAAGTTGGTTACTCCTTTTAATAAAACTGCTGCGTTTAAAGCAGGTGTTATAGATAAAAACGGTAAAATATTAATTAAGCCTGGTGATAGAACCGCAGATCAAAAGAAAACAATTACCTTATTAGATAGAATGGTCTTTAATCTAAAAAGACTACTATCTAAAGTACCTGGTGGTAAAACTCAATTAGCTTCTTATGTAGCAGCGTTAGCTCTTATTAAAGAGTATGTTGAAAAAGAATCTAATTCAGAAACATCTCAAGTACTATTAGAAAAAATGCAAGAGCATAAAATGATTCCTCCTGTTAAACATGATCTTTCTACGCAAGAAGGTTTTATGGATGCTTGGGAAGAAGCTATGGTAGAAATGACATCTGGAGCCTCTTTTGGAGGTGCTATGTCAGGTGCAGGTACTAATGCTCAAGTTAACTCTACTGGTATGGCTGGTATCGACCCTGTTCTGGGCGATAAAAAAATCAAAAGAAGAAAAGATCTCAGAAAAATCTTAGACAGATAGATATAATAACTATATGTTCAAGACAATAACTGAAACTGTAAAGCAAGGCGAATGTCCTTACTGTAAAAAAGAATCTTTTGTTTACACGTACGAAAACGAGAAAGTGTTCTTATGTCATCATTGTCAAAGACATTTAAGTTATGAAAAGGTAATTAAGAATGTTAACAATGATAATAATGGCTCTGGGGTTTCACGGTCTAGTAACAAAATCAATATCAACTATGATAGTATCTTATACGGTTATCAGAGCTTATCTGATCTTCCTAGTAACCATGAGTGCATACGTTACGTCAGGTCTAGAAACATCCCTACTAGCGTTTATTCTGATCTTTACTATTGTGATAACTTTTCAGAAGTTGCTTCGTATGCCGAAGTTAAGCTTTTACCTTCAAAACGATTGATGTTACCTTTAAGAGATAAAACAGGAAGATTGTTTGGTGTTCAAGGTAGAGCTGTAGATAAATCTGAACCTAGATATATTACTTTAATGTTTGATAAAGATGAAGATAAGCTATATGGTCAAGATAAAGTTGATATGACAAAAACTTTCTATGTTGTTGAAGGACCAATAGACAGTTTATTTCTAGAAAATTGCATTGCAATGGCTGGATCAGACGGTTTATCAGATAAATACTTCTCAAACGCTGTCTTATGTTTTGATAACGAACCAAGAAATAAGCAAATTGTTGATAAGGTGGAGAGATATATTGAAAAAGGATTTAAGACAGTTGTTTGGCCAGATCACATTAAAGACAAAGACATAAACGACATGATATTAAAAGGTGTAAACGTTCAGCATATTGTTGAACAGAATACCTACGCTGGTTTAGCAGCTAAAATTAAGTTTAACGCATGGAAGAAGATATAATGGCTAATAAAATTAAAGTAAATTTAGATAAAGATAAAATTTTAACAGACTACGCTGTAGGTATGTTAAAAGACTTCTATATGTTAGAGCACGAAAATTCTCCTCAAGATGCGTATGCAAGAGCTTCAACAGCTTGGTCTACTTATAAAGGAGAGTTAGACGAAGAGTTAGCTGAACGTTTATATAAGTATGTTAGTAATAAATGGTTTATGTTTGCCTCTCCTGTTCTTTCAAACGCTCCTAACGGTAAAGTAACAGGAAGAGGATTACCAATCTCATGCTTCCTTACGTATGTGCCAGATACCTTAGACGGTCTTATTAGTCATAGCTCTGAGCTTCGTTGGCTTTCTATTTTTGGTGGAGGTGTTGGTGGTCATTGGAGTGATGTAAGAACTGTAAGTGATATTGCTCCTGGACCAATTCCTTTCCTCCATACTGTAGATGCAGATATGATTGCTTATAAGCAAGGAAAAACACGTAAGGGTTCTTATGCAGCGTATATGGACGTTTCTCATCCTGATATTATGGAATTCATTAATATGAGAGTTCCTACTGGAGATGTACAACGTAAAGCTCTTAACCTTCACAATGCTGTTAATATATCGGATGAATTTATGCATTGTGTCTTCGAAGGAGAACCATGGCATCTTAAAGATCCTAAAGATAACTCAGTAAAGGAGACTGTTAATGCTAGAAAATTATGGGAACGTATTCTTGAGATTAGGTTCAGAACAGGTGAGCCATATCTTAACTTTATCGATACTGCTAACAATGCGTTACCTTCCAACTTAAAAAATATAGGTTTAAAAATTCATGGATCTAATCTTTGTAATGAGATACATCTTCCAACAGGTCCAGACAGGACTGCAGTCTGCTGCCTTTCGTCTCTTAATTTGGAACTATATGATGAATGGAAGGATACGACTATTGTCGAAGATCTTATTACTATGCTCGATAATGTTATTCAGTATTTCATTGATAATGCCCCTGACGCAATCTCAAGAGCTAAACACTCGGCTGAAAGAGAGAGATCAATTGGTTTAGGAGCTATGGGCTTCCATTCATATTTACAGAAAAATAATATTCCATGGGAATCAGAAACAGCATCTGTTCGGAATATTGTAATCTTTGATAATATTAAAGATAAAGCATATAAACAAACTAAAGAATTAGCAAGACAAAGAGGAGAGTATCCAGATGGTATTGGAACTGGTAATAGACATGCGCACCTTCTTGCAATCGCTCCCAACGCTTCTAGTGGTATCATTCTTTCTACTAGTCCTAGCATTGAACCGATGAAAGCAAATGCGTTCACGCATAGAACAAGAGCAGGTTCTTTTTTAGTTAAAAATAACCATCTCAAGAAAGTATTACAAAAGTATGAAAAAGATAATGATAAGACTTGGACATCAATCATTACAAATAAAGGCTCTGTACAGCATCTCAACTTCCTTACAGCAAAAGAAAAATCTGTATTTAAGACTGCTCAAGAGCTCGATCAGATGTGGGTTGTACAGCACGCAGCGGAACGACAAAAGTTTATATGCCAAGGTCAGTCCGTTAATCTTTTCTTCCCTGCAGGGTCAAACAAAGCCTATGTTAATAAAGTACACCTTAGTGCATGGGAAAAAGGACTTAAAGGACTTTACTATCTTCGCACAGAAGCAAAATCAAGAGC